GTCAATAGCCCGCGTCCTGCGTCAGTAGCAGCACCAGTCAATGCACCAGTGGCACCAGTGGCACCAGTGGCACCAGCAACAGTCCCTGCTGCACCGAGCCCGGTTGATGCGGCACCAGTGGCACCGCCAAGAGGTGCGAGCGTCGATGTTGTGATACCAGCGGTACCACCTACAACTGGTGACGTCACAGCGCCCGTGCCAGTTGCACCAGTTGCACCAGTTGCAGCACCGTAACCAAGAGCGCCAGCAACAAACGGGGCCGATATCATCGCAAGCGGCACCCCCCAATTGCCGAGTAGTCCGTTCGCTGTAGATACGACTCCTTCTTGCCAGCGCGGGTCTGCTACGCCCCTTGCACGGGGCCCAGCATCAGCTCCATCACGCGCATTGGGGTCGCCAACCTGCTCATTCATGAAGTCGTAGAACTGCTGTGGCGTCATCCCCTCTGCCTGGTAGTTCACACCGAAATTTGGCCCAAGAAACCGCCCCTGCGCATCGAGCATTTCAGGCTTAATCAATGCCTCATATTCAGCGTATGATTTCGGGGCACCTGCAGAAGTCGCTGGCGCTCCCATGAATGCTTCGATTTGCTGAGGTGTGTAGTTCATGCCACCGAACGCAAGCGCCTGTTGTACTTGCGTTGGCGTCATTCCAAGCGATTGGGCCTGGGCTTTAACCTCATCCTGTGACTTTCCAGCCAACCATTGCTTGATCTGGTCGCCAGTGTATTGCGTACCACCAATGACCATTCCGGGCGGAGCTGACCCACCACTGCCACCACTACCGACAGCATCAGATGCTGCATACCCACCACGATTTTTGGGATGTATTTGCGGCCCGCCGGTTGTCCTGTTTGGAGTTACCTTCTCACCTTGCATCGATGCCATCAATCCCGGCGGTGATGCTACAGACTGTGTGCCTGTTGGGGATGACCCATAACGCAATGCGCCATTCGCATCGACATACATCGGCTTCGATGTTTGAGCGCCACCAGTCTCGCCAAATGCCCCAGTCCATGCATTCCATGCGTCACCTGTGCCATGGGCACCCATCCCTGTGCGACCTTGCTCGAAACTGTAATCGTGCCCTGTTCCTGGTGCATAGATGCCGCCAGGTGCCCAGTCAGTTGGTGACGACGCAGCACCTGTGAACGTACCAGCACGCATTGCGTTCAGCGTGTCAGGATTCTGGCTTGCAACCCATGCCTGGTAGTTGTTGGCATTGGCACCGTTGGGGTTGTATTGACGATACTGTTCAAAGTACCGTTGCAGTCCGGCATCTCCACCCATCGTGCCAGGACCTGCGATCTGGCGTGCTTGCAGGATCAATTCCCGTCGCTGCCATGGATCGGTGATACCTAGCTGTTGCGCGAATTGATTGTCATCGCCACCGCTGGCGTAGAAATCTTTGATCTGCTGGTCACTGTATTCCGTACCACCAATCATTAAACCCATGATTTACTCCTGAATAACTCGTGGCGGCCTACCTCTACGCTTAAGCGTCAACACTTCTTTGGAGGGCGGCGGCTGCGGTTTGTCTTCGATGGTTTCGGTGGCTTCAACATTCTTCACCTCTGTGTAGCCTTCATGCTTCCGCAGTCCGTCAATGTCTCCCTGGTTAACGAACGAGACAGTGTTACCGGAGCGATTGCATCGAAAAATTACCATGAAATAAACCCCGCCTTAGCGGGGCTGTTGGTTTACCAAGTCGGACGCCCGACAATGAACTTGCAGGTTGTCGATGCAAGATCGATAGCCCCGGCACTGTTGTTCAGCAGAGTGAGTGTTACGGTGTTTGCGGCAGTAACCGCACCACCAATCACCCCATCAACCGTATCAACACCCATAGAAACGCCCATTACGATGTCTCCGAGTGCCACGTTTGGAACCGTCACATCAACCGATGCGAAAGTACCAGAGCCGGTTGCAGCGTCGCCGAAGTTGACGGTCTCCGTCACCATCCACATTTCGCTGAATACACCGGGTAACTGTTGTTTGCCTTGAATGACTGTCATGATTTAACCTCTTGAATGATGTTAGGTGGGATCGCGCAACCCCTAGGAACTGCGCGATTATTCACTCAAGCGTTAACTCGGGACAACGAACGCAAGTGCTGCGTAGTCCCGTAGCTCTTTCACGCCGTACACCGTATCAGACGTCACCAGAGTACCCAGGTACTCTTGCTTGTACTGAGACTGCGAACGGATACCTTGCTGTTCAGCATGAGCCATTGCATCTTTGTGCAGGATCATACCGGCGCGGTACTTTGTGATCGTGCCGGAAATGGTCACAGATTCGCCCAGTGCGTCAGTGCCGGTCGTTGGAGTAGTCGAAGAGAACGACACGTATTGAGTGCTCGTACCGCTGTCAACGTGGATCCAAGGGCAGTTGGTAGAGGTGAACACTTCAGTACCGTACAGGTTACCCAGGCGACCGGTCTTCAGAACATCACCAGAACCAACGAAAGCCTGTTCAGTGAAGCGGGAGATACCGCGCAGCACGTTGGCTTCAACCGGAGGGATGACTAGAGACAATTCACCGCTGGATAGATCGGCGTCTTCCAGAGTCTGGATCATCTTGCGAATACCAGCATCCGTCAGAGCCGTACCATTGCCAGGGGTTGCACCTGAAAAGTTCGTCGAACCGTCACCACCGATAACAGCCTTCTCGTAAGAGGTCGAACCAGTGCCTGACAAAGTGCCACCGTTGAAGGTTGCACCCAACAGGTGTAGGTGTTGGTCAACTTGCTTCGCCAGGGCGTAGCCAGCATCTTCCGTGTAGAACTTGCGCATGGAAGACAGGGCTTGCATTTCTGCAATGTCTTCATACAGCTTGCTGTACTCGTAGTGCTTGTCAATCAGCACATTAACGGTGCTGTTGGTCGAGGCGATCAGAGTCACCTGAGTGTTCGCAGCCTTCGAGGATGCGGACCCGCGAGCAGGAACCGGAATATGCAGGGTGTCACCCTTGCGGCCCTTGAAGCTGATTTTTGTTACCAGGTTCGCAAGAACCAGTTTCTGCTTGTAAACGGCAATTACTTCATCACTCCACAATTCCAAAGCGCGTTACGGCGCTTCCGACTATAGCATCGCAAGAATTTCGTCTTGCGCCTGTTCACTTAGTCTGTGCGGGTCACGCTTCATTAGCTTCAGCACTTCTCGGCATTTATCGACGCATTCTTGCCCGATGTGTTTACCTTTTAAGTTCGTCTCCATCCAGAGACAGAACCGTGCTTGTTCCCTTTTCAGGATCAGATGATTGACTATGTTTCTCAGGGTTGGACAGGCTTGTTTATATCCTGACAATTCCCAAGAGGTGGCATTGTTCCAGTTGGGGTTATTGGTCTTATGATCCCTTGAACAGAGATGACCGCCAAAATTCAACTGGCACATTTCAAGCAACTCTTTCGCTACATCGGACATCGCTATCCTCAATCGCGGGCGGACATAAAATTTGTCGCCTATTTTTGTCACCTGAACGTCTATGCAACCTTCGCCGTCAATCAATCCGGCTAAATACTTCCAACTTACTCGCTTCATTTGGCCTCCTGCCAAGAACTGCGCTTTGGTTCATCGTGTTCCCTCTGATTAGCCTTTCGGCCTCCCAGTTATTCAGAACAGGTTTTACATCCCCAAATTACAGGCTAGGGATAAAGTTGTTGGCAACCGTAGTTGTTACTTGATTAGTACCGAGACCCATGATTAACTCCTAAGTTTGGGCATGTTACAGCCCGTTTTATTTAACTCGACCTGAGGCGTATGCAGCCATAATCTCGTCGGACATAGCTTCATACTTCGCAGGATCACGCATTTTCAGACGGATCAGATCGGCACGACGGAAAATTTTCTGTGAACTCTCACCAGACCCACCAGTATCTACAGCGACAGCTTTCAGAGTCTTGTCCCTTGCGGCGTTATCCGCCTCCGAGACGACCTTCTGACGAACTCCGCGCAGTTCCTTGTAGGTAGAAAGCAACTCATGCGCCGCATCGAGATCGTACTGGTCAGCCTGTTGAAATAGTTGGGTTCGGACCTTACTGGACTTCACCCACTCTTGGAACCCACTGTCACCAACGATCTGTTGAACGTCGGGGTGGATTTGCATCAACCGCTGCCTGGACTGCTCCGCTTGTACCTGTTTGGCATATTGCTCTGCCGCCAGGACTCTCGGATTGTTCTCAATCTGCTGCCGAATTGCCTCTTGAGGATTCTCAAAAAAATCTACTTCCTTCGGCTCTTCCGCTTTGGCTTTCGGTACCAGTTGTGACTTGATAAGTTCGTCAGCGAGTTTTCGTACTTCCCCAACCTCTCGCCCTTGTCGGGCAATCAGTTCTTCAGCATCGCGGTGCATTTTCACCACGTCCTCAATTGATTTGCCGCGATATTTCTCGGGCAATTCAGGGGCTACAGCTTCAGATTGCTGTTTTTCAACAGATTCAATCTCGCCAATCTCGCCAACATCTCCATCAATGTCCTGAATCTCAGCCATCTTTTCCTCCGGCCCGAATGGGTTGTCGGTTTAAACAAAACTGCGGCTCTAGTGAGTTTTCGCAGCAATATCGTAGTTATAGCATAAAAAGTGTGCACTCACTGTCTTTTTGCTTTGATCCTTGCGTTGTCTTCCCGTATCCGTGCCCAGCGGTCAGCCGCCCCAGGAAAAGCGCCAGTAATACCTTCTAAGCGTACAGTCGGCATTGATAGTTGCTCTACAGCGTCGCCGCCGCACTCATTGCAATTGATAGTACGAATGTCAGTGTTCACTAACTTTTCAGTCACTGTTCCACAATCGGAGCAAAGGAAATCACGGATTGTTCGCATCTTCTTCCTTCAGGTGTTCATATGCTTTCTCTGACGTATCGGCCAGGGCCAATAGCCAACGCATGATTGAAATCTCACCTTGCTTGAATCGCAAGTTGTCAGCGTTCACACCGGATAGCGTATCTGTTGCTTTCAGCATCGCATTTATGTCATCCATCAGGTCTTTCCACGCCTCAGATGATGTCATCGCAAGACGGTTCTCGTAGTAATTCTGTAGGGTTCTTTCCATCAAATCACCTGTTCATGCCAGCACGTCAGCTTTGAATCCGTTTGGTACCGTGTACAGTAACGTACCTGCCACTGTGGTTACAGCGGACTGGGCCAGGCGCTTCACTGCATCGCCCCCATGTTCTTCTGAGCCATCTGCATCTTGGCGATGTCGTGGTTTGACTCTATGTCCTTTTCCTTGAGCATCAGTTCAGCGATACGTGCCCTGCGTTCGAAGTCGGCTCCTTCAGCTTCCTCGTTGAGATTGTTGCTGAGGGCCGCTACCACTTTCGCCTGCACTTCACTTGGAGCAAGTTGCGTCTTGACCTTGATCTGCTCGGTTTCAGCTTGAACCTTGGCAATGTCAGCCTGCTTTGCCGCAAGCTCTGTCTGTACAGCTTGTTGTTGTGTCTGTTGGGCTTGTGGGTCAGGTTGCGATGCTTTGACCAACTGGGCAAGCATTTCCTCACGGTTTGACAAGCTGCTATTTTTGACAACGCTCTGCATCAGGATCGGAGTCAGCGGAGACTGCGCTCCAAGTGTCTGGATCAGGAAAGCAAGCTGCTTCTGCTCGTACTCACGCGCAACGATACCCAGAGTGGCAGTAGGTATGAACTTCACATCTACAGCGGGGTAACGCTCAGGGTCGAACTGCATGAATCTCCAGGCTGCCTTGTAGATGAACGGAATCAGGAAGTCCTCTTGAAAGTTCACAAGAACACGCTTGTACTTCTTGATCATCGTGGCGGTTGCCATGTCGATGCCGCCAGCGTCACGCGATACCTGAGTAGGCGCTCCAGCCGAGTCAACGGTTGAAGTTGCCATGAGCAACATACGCTCAAACTCCTTGGAAGTCTGCATGGCCTGGCCATCATTGGTTCCAAACTTGAACGGGAAGATGATCTCGTTGGGTGCGCCATTCGTCAAAAACGCCTTACCTGGCTTCACCTCAAACTTGGCACCGCGTGGTAAACGGGTTGCATCCAAACCCACCATTGGTGCTACGGTCAGCGCCAGGGCATCCATGTGGGAACGCATGGAACCGTCAACGGCAGATTGCATATTGAATGCTTTTTCAGCCGTACCACGTCCAAGAAGGCGATTTGGGATCGTATCTGCCTGGTACGACAGAATCGGGCGATCCTTCATCATGTACGGGGATTCTTCGGCCTTCAGCAGAGTGTCACCGTTCGCAATGACAACGATTGCCTCAACCATGTCCTCGTAGTCTTCGTTTTCACCCTCGTCGGCACCCTTCCCATTGTCTTCCCCGAGGATGTCTTCGACTTCTTCACCGCCGCTGAGGTATTCGCGTGGCACCAGTCCGTAATAGGTCAACAACTTGACCTTGGAATCTTCAAAATTTGTCACTTGCTGGGTCGGTTCCAGCTTGTCAGACTCGTACATTGACGAAATATCAACTTTTTTGTACTTTCCGTCAGCAATCCCTGCGGCGATCTTGTGGATTGACACATATTTTTCTACAGCAACCCCCATACAGTCATCAACATCGACGCCATTTGGGTCAAAAAGGAAGTTTTTGGGGTTGATCGGGTTGATTTTGATAGAAACACGCTCTTTTTCGCCTGCTCCATACGCCTCCTGACCACCGCCCATTGGGACAGTCATCGGCTTGTACTCTTTCACCTTGGAAACGACGATTTCACCAATCCCAGTGCCGTAAATCTCTGCCAAAAGTGTAACTTGGTCGATGGATTTGCGGATTTTGTCCTGCGCGAAGTCCTCCATCAACTGACGTTTGAGCATTTCGACATCGAGACCCTGCTGGTCCTTAATATCGTCGTCAATGTCGAAGTATTCGCCTTGCCCAAAGATAGCCTCCACGATCTCAGCGTGTCGTGTCTCAATGGCTTGCTGGGTCGCTGGAGAGATTACCCGACTGCGCTCTGATCCTCTTAGTTTGTCGGACTGATCCCACTGGCCGCGCCAGATCCGTTCATATCTGTTCCAATCATCAATGTGATTTTGGTCGCGATATTCCCGCCATTTGTCGGTGTGATCAACAATGAACGCGACAAGCTCTTTCTCGCTATCGGTCGGCTCAACCTTCGCTGATTCAGACATATCAGCCAGGTTTATCACCTCGCCAGTGTTACTAAAACCGTCCATTGTGGTCTCTCCTGTTTGACGGGATTCTACCCTTCTAGCAGAATTCTCCTAGAAGCCACATATTACATCCACTGGCTCGTACTCCTGACTATCATCCTTATCGCCGTACGATGTAACCGCCATCTGTGCGATCATTGAAAGTGCATCTATAAGGTCGTCGTGTACGTTCTTGGTCGGAAACATAAGGTATTCATCAATGAATACATCCCATTCAATGTCTCGGTTCAATGTTATGCGGCCATGTTCGAACAATCCTTGTAACGCCCACACAATTCGATTCACTTTCGACTCACTGCCATGCGACAACTGTTCAACGTGTGCAAAAATATTATTCTTGCGCATCAAGTCGCTAAGATACGGCATCACCGCGTTGAAAGTCGTACCCTTCTCGATTCCGATCTGAATCGGCTTGAAGTCGCGAATGTTCTTCAATATACGCACCGCAGTCTCGCGCACATCCCATCTGCCATGCTCAATCTTCCTAACAAACCACTTACCATCATCCGTTACAAACACCACCGCAATGGCTGTGCGGTCTAGTGCTGACTTCTTGTTCGACGACACTTGCGCAAACCCTGCACAGTCCACGGCAATATAAGTGCTGTACTCACCTTTCGGTGCCATGCCAAACTTCAGCCATTCCTCTTTGAAGGTATCAGTTCCACTGTTATCAAACGATGCCATGTATTCCTGCTTGAACGAAAATGTACTCATTGTTCGTTTTGCAGCGGCTATCTCGTCAGGGTGGATCAATGGATTGTCTGCTGTGGTAAAGTGCCATGACTTCCATTCTGGGTCTTTACCATCCTGACCTAGATTGAATGTCTCGTAAAAGTGATTGCGCCCTTTTGGCGTGCCAATGAACATCGCACGCCCTCGCTTATCCGACAAAGACGCCCTGATAACTTCTTCCCATGCGCTTGGCTTCATGTCGGCATACTCGTCCAATACAGCGTATGTCAGACTAACCCCGCGCAATGTATCTGGGCGATCTGCTCCACGGATGTAAATAACCGTGCCATTGACCATCGTTATTTCCATGTTGTTCACATGGCTCGAAGCTATGACAGGTCGGCCAATGTCCAATAACAACCCCCAGATAATCACACGAGCTTGGCCTTGCGTGGGGGCGACATACATCACACCGGAGCCCTTCGGACATCGCAGCGCCTCAATCAAAAGTGTTACTGCTGCAAGTCTTGATTTGCCACATCGACGACCAGCACAGATAACCTTAAACCTGGCATCATCTGCCATTACAGACTGTTGCCATGGCAGTAACTGGAAATTAACGGCGTCTGTCACCTATACACCCCTATACCGAACCCAATAGCACCACCCATCAACAACCCACTAAGCGCGGCAAGCATCGACAGCCCGCCACACCGACCGGTACACAGCTCACCGCAATCCGTCAGCACGAAGGTCAGCATCAACGCGAGCGCCAAGGCTGCGACGACCAGGACAACGCGCAGGCAGGTCATGCTGGCAGTTCCGGCGCTGGCGGCACCTCAAGCACCACCCCAGCAACAAACGCCTCGCACTCTGCAAGAGTTGGCGCGGCAAGGTCCGGCCAGCGCTTGGCATAGTCCGCAGCTACTACGGTGTGCAGCATCGCGGCATCGGCCAGCATGGCAAGTGCCTGGGAGTGGAAGACTTCGGTGCAGGGTGTCTCAGTGGTGTAGGTTTCTGGCGTAGTCTCGTTGCCCTCGCTGTCAACCTGGTTACGTGGTCCCCATGAGTTTGCCCCTCCAGAATCAACGTCTAGCGCCCTTGCAATGGCGCACGCCACGTCATACAGGCTTGCGGGAATGGTTAGCTTGAGGCGATGGGTGTAGGCTGTCATGATGGTCCTTAGAAGCTGGGGCCGTTGGGCGTGAGGCTGGCGACCCAGCGCTCTAGGGTCAGTAGATCGGCATCGCTAATCGTGCCTTTGATTGGGGCGACTAGACCGATTGCGCCACCCCAGTGGGACGTTGGCGTTGCAATTGCCCTAGCTCCGAGTAGCGCAGAGTTAAATGTCGCCGTGCCTATGGCTGTGGTATTCGTAACAAGAGTCTGTCCGTTGAGCCTTAAATATTTGTTGTTCCCGACCTTCCAGATCGAAATCACCGACATGCCACTAACAACCGTCGAGGGGGCCATGTCGCAAACCGTGCCAGCGTCGTCACGGAGAAAGAACGTGGGGTTATTTAATGCGTTGACACCAAGGCGCAGCAGCGGGTTAGTCGCTGACGTTGAGCCTTGCGAGTAAATATCCCTAGATGAAACCTGATCTGGCCTTGCGGCACTAACGATTACGAAATCGTCAGTTGACTGAAGCGGCACACTGCCCAGTACCAGCGAATCATTACTCCCATCCATCCCCCACCAGTACCGTCCCGCGTTTGGATTGCTTGCGGCTGCGGTGGTGGTCAGGGGGATGCCGCCTTCGGCTAGGATTTGTTGGGCGGTTAGGGTGCCTTTGAATAGTCCGAAGCTGGACACCGTGCCCGACTTTGTGAACGTAACCGTCCCAGCCGTTGGCGTGAAGTTGAGCACAACAAGATCACTCGCACCAGTGCCGTTAAGCGTG